CCGCTACTGACTCTGACAATGAAGAAGACCTTGAGTCTTCGGATAGTGAAGCACAGGAGCAACCTGAGCTTGAGATAGAAGATGACGAAGTAAGCCAACCAGACGAGGATACTCTGACGGAGCATGAAACCGAATCTGACATTGATGAGCCAGAGTCTCTTGATACTAGTGATTCAGACCAACTAGACACAGATGGGGATACCCAAGAAACTGACGAGTTTGATTACAAAAGTGCGTATGAAAAGGTGACATCCCCGTTCAAAGCCAATGGCACAACGATGACAGTGGACGATCCTGAAGATGTTATCCGTCTAATGCAGATGGGTGCTAATTATCAGAAGAAGATGCAGCAGTTAAAGCCAAATCTACGACTGATGAAAATGCTAGAAAATCAGGGTTTGCTTGATGAAGCAAAGCTTAATAATCTAATCGACATCTCCAAGAAAGACCCTGCAGCGATTGCTAAGCTGATTAAAGAAAGTGGTATAGATCCTTTAGATATAGATACTGATAGGGAAGTGGAATACACACCTAAAAGTTATCAAGTATCTGACAAAGAAGTTGCTCTAGATCAAGCACTGGAAGATATCAAAGATAGTGAAACTTTCGATAAAACAATCCATGTACTCAGTAAAGAGTGGGATAACGAGAGCAAAAATATCATTTCCGATAATCCTGAGATTATTGGAATAATTGATATGCACATGCAGAATGGAGTGTATGACGCAGTTAACGAAGTACTACAACGTGAAAAAACGTTAGGAAGACTTAACGGTATTCCTGACATTGTTGCGTACAGACAAGCTGCTGAATATTTAGCTTCTACAGGTAATTTGGTAAACCCAAGTGCGCCTCAGCCTGCTGAGACACGTACTCCAAATCCTAATGTATCAAGTGATAAAACGGCTAAGTCAGCACAGCTAAAGCAAAAGCGGAAAGCTGCTGCAACGACTAAAAAAACCAGTTCTTCGACAGAACCTCCCACAGAAGACTTTTTAGGTTTATCTGATGACGAGTTTATGAAGAAGTTCGCGTAATGTTAGATAAAGGAGAATAGCAATGGCTATGAACTATAATAATCCTGGCGTAACCGCGTCAGATATCGGTGCACAGGCTCGTACCGATTATTACTACAAGAAAGCGCTTATCGCTGTTCGTGACAAGCAGTACTTTATGCCTTTGGCAGACGTACGCGCTATGCCTAAGAACATGGGTAAGAAAATCAAGCAAGACGTATACGTACCTTTGCTAGATGACCGTAACGTTTCAGACCAAGGTCTAGACGCTGCTGGTGCTGCTTTGGATGCTACTAAGTGGACTGCTTACGATAACGCAGGTGCAGTTATCGGTACTACTTATGCTTCTGAAACTGCTGCATTGGCTGCTACTGGTGCAGTTGCTGCAACTCAGAACTACGGTAACCTTTACGGTTCATCTAAAGATACTGGTGCTATCAAGTCTAAGATCCCAGCTCTTACTGAGAACGGTGGTCGTGTAAACCGTGTTGGTTTCACTCGTTTGCAAATCGAAGGTGAAATCTACAAGCGTGGTTTCTTCACTGAGTACACTCAAGAGTCTATGGACTTTGACTCAGATGCTGAATTGTTGATGCACATTACTGAGGAATCAGTTGTAGGTGCTAACGAGTTGACTGAAGCTGAGCTTCAAGCTGACTTGATCAACGAAGCAACATCTAACGGTACTGCGTACTACAAAGGTGGTACTTCTAAAGCTACTGTTTCTGCAGTAGTTACTTATACTGACCTCATGAACCTTTCTATTGCATTGGACGACAACAAGACTCCTAAGCAAACTAAGGTAATTGCTGGTTCACGTATGGTAGATACAAAGACTATCAACGGTGGTCGTATCATGTATGTTGGTTCAGAGATGATTCCTGCACTTCGTGCAATGACTGATCTTCACAGCCAGCCTGCATTTGTATCTGTTGAGAAGTACGCTGATGCGTCAAACGTAATGAACGGTGAGATCGGTTCTATCGATCAGTTCCGTATCGTTGTAGTTCCTGAAATGCAAACTGCTGAAAATCAGGGTGCTTCAGGTGCAGATATCTACCCAATGCTTGTTGTTGGTGACGGCTCGTTCACTACTATTGGTTTTGCTACTGATGGTAAGAGCGTTAAGTTCTCTATCAACCACAAGAAACCAGGTAAGGACATTGCTAACCGTGATGATCCATACGGCGAAGTAGGTTTCTACTCAATTAAGTGGTACTACGGCTTCATGGCTCTACGTCCTGAGCGTCTAGGTATCATTTGGACTAAAGCAGCTTAATTGAAGCTTTAGCCTAGGATAGTCCCCGAAACCCCTTTTAAGGGGTGGAGGGGGCTTTTTTAAGGTATAACATAAGGTGTGAACATGAATGTAAACGAAATGGAACTAGAAGATGTTAAAGCCGAGCTTGAAGCTAACGGCATTAAATTGCATCACAAAACAGGCGAGGCTAAATACCGTAGTACTCTAGAAGCAGTACTTAATGGGACTTACGTGGAAGAAGCCGCACCAACAGTTACAGAAGAACCAGTTCAAGAAGCTGCTGCTCCAGTAGAAAGAAAGTCAGTAGAC